TATCCATCAAATTCTTCAATCCCACATTTAGGGTGTGCTATCTTTTCTAGTGCAACTACTCTATCTGAATAATGATTTTGATTATCCTCTAAATCATTAATTCTATCTTCTAAATCTTCACACCATTCTTCAATTAATTCTAATCTTTCTTGTAGGTGTGGATGTTTTTCAAAGTATCTAGCACCTTTCATACCATCTCTATATGCTAAATATTTATTAATAAGTGATCTTAACTTCATCTCTAATCGGGTGGTATGGTGATAAATTATTGTCTACATAAACAATTATATCTCCTACTGTTCTTAGTACTTCAATATCTTCATCTGGTATTTCTATATCAAACTCTTGTTCAATATCTACTATTATTTCAACCATATCAAGACTGTCAGCATTGTGTTCATCAATTAAATCAGAAGTCATACTTATATTATTTTGATTTATTTGTTCTTTTACTATTGAAAATACTTTATTGTGGATCGACATTTAAGTTCTCTGTCGTTACTTTTCTATAGTACACTACTACATCTTTTAACTCAGTAATGTATCTTTGTAATTCTTTCATGTTTAATGACATTACTTCATAGTCTGGTACTGTCATTGCTAAAAATACTAACTCGCCTTCTTGTACTCTAATCTTTTCAAGCTGATCTTCCCAATTATCGGGCGTTACTACTATCCATTGTGGAGTTGTTAAGTCTATCTCACGAGGCATGATTGGTTGTACAATCTGTCTCTGCATAGGTTTTGCTGTAACTTCTATTGGTCTAGTTGATAGTAGGCTGCAACTGGAGACCATCATCAAGATCGTCAACGGTAGCACTGAGTTTCTCAATATCTTCAAATGCATGTTTTGTTCCATTATTTATTTTCCTTTCCATTTCTACTGGATCTTCCAGTATTTTTGCTGTTAATTTATATTCTTTAATGAAATTACTGTATCTCATTAACTCTCTTTGGATTTCTTGACTTTTCATTGTCATACTTTGTAGTTGTTCTGTTTGCAAAGTAAAATCCTTTTGCATAGTTGCAATAGCTTCTTCTTGTGTTGCTATTGCACCTTCTAATTTTGCATTGTTTGCTTTCAATGTTTCATTCTCTGTATAGAGCCAATAACTTGCCCCACCAAGAACTAAACAAAAAGCTAATAACATTTGATTCATACTATATGATCCTCTCTCAGTTTCTTGGCAGTTCTTTTTGTGCCTGAATCACTTACATACTCTCCTGTAATTCCTTTGCTTCCTTCTCCTAGTAAATCTTCTCGATTGAGTACGATTACTATAAAAGCAAGTATTACAAATAGTCCTACAGTATTACTGTAAGTATCTAATAAGTCTGTAAACCATGATGCTCCCTGAGGTAAAAGCAACGATCCTAATACTATTAGTAAAAATATTTTTGCTACTAATTTCATTAAATTTCCTCTATTTTGTAGTTAAGTCCTTCTGCGCCAGTGAATTGTACTACCTCTCCACTTTCTGTTCTGAACTTTAAATGTTTTTCTTTTTGAGTTATAATCTTTCTAACAAGAAACTCTTGGTCATCTGAGTCTCCCCATACATTATTAAAGCTTACTGTCACCTTATAAAGGGGTACAAACTTGCTCTTTAACCATATCCACCACCTTTTGATGGCGGCTAAGAATTGTTTTATTTTGTCCAATATTGCTCTCCAACTGGTTTAACTTTTCCCAATTTGCTAACTCGATGTTCCTTGTTATTTCTAACTCAGTTACATACTGTGTGTAAATATAATAATGAAAACATAATGCTACCCATACGAGTAGCACTAATAATTTACTTAAGTAGATGTTGATGATGATGATGTAGAAGTAGAACTACTAGTTGTTGTACTTGTAGTTGGTACGACTGTTGTTGTTTCAGTCATACTGTTTAATTCATCAATAATTGCCTGCTCTGTAGAAGTAGTACTTGTTGTTTCAGTACTAGTTTCTGTACTAGTANTTGTACTGGTAACAGTTGTTGTACTTGTACCTGTCAAAGCTTCAGCAACTGCTGTAAGCACTGCTGCAGTTTGAGTAACTGTTACTACATCTACTGCATTGTCTGGTACTTCTACTTCTTGAATAGGAACTATCTCTGGTTCTTCTTCTTTTGCATCTTTGGGTTGTTCATTGTATCCCCAAATCAACAGCATTAGTAATAATATATCCATTATTTCTCCTGTTTTTTCTTTTGTTCTTGAAGTTGTTGTGCAAACTCTTGTATATATTCTTCAAAAGTCATACCTCTTTCTGCAGCGTGTGCCATAACTATTGCTACTTCTTCGCCTGATAGGGTAATCTTTTTAGACATTTGTCCAATCTTTTCCTTCAAATAATAATGCCTCTGCTTCACGTCTGCGCACTAAACCTTCCAACACATTGCCTCCAGCTTTGTTCCATCTTTTAATCTGGGCAGGTACTTCTTCGTACTCTCCAGCGTTAAGAACTTTTAGCATTGTTGAACTGTTTAAGTTGGTTGGACCGAGGTTATACGTCCATGATACCAATGCATCAAACATACACTGGTCTAATTGATTTTCTACTGCGTTGAGAACATGACTTTCATACTCTGCTAATTCTTCTACTAGCATTTCTTCTGCTTGAGCTTTGGTAATTTGCATACCTTCCTTTACGCCCTTGATGTGACCATATCCAATAGTCCATACACCCACTGCGTCTTGGTAAGCATCTAGCTCACATCCTTCAAACTTTTTGATAAGGGCAATGCCCTCTTGTGATATTTTCATAATGTAAAACTTTCTCCACAGCCACATTGTGCTGTTTCTTGTGGACTGGAGATTTTAAACTGTTCATTCAGTCCATCTTCTTCCCAGTCAATGTTGATTTCCTCAACATAACTAAATGTCATTGGGTCTACAGCTATCATACCATAGAACACCGCATCACTTGATACATTTGGTTCTTCCAAATACTTCAAGTCATACGACCACCCGTTACATCCGTTTGGCTTTAGCATCAAGCGTATTCCCCAAACTTGCTTTCTCTCTACTTTTTGTTGAAGTCTTTCGAGTGCGACTTCTGTGCAATTTACCATAATATTAGTTAATGCGAGAGGGCAGTTGCCTGCCCTTTCGACTTAGGTCTTGACTTGTACTAAAATAGAGGAGCTGCACTGGCTACGATAGCCAATCCAAATATACCAATTAACCCAACCATTGTGACTGCGTCTTGTACATCCTCATATTTTGCTACTTGTCTAAAACTATTCATAAGTGTTTTCATTTAATATCCAATACTTTACGATTAGAATTCGGAGTTTTAGACAGCGCGATAGTCAATAGTCCATCTGTTAGTTCGACATCGTCTACTTTTAAGTCCGTGTTTAACATAAACTTACGCTCAAAAGATTTAAGACTCAGACCTTGATGAGAGAATCTTTCACTCTCACTTAATTTCTGTTCTTTTTTCCCCTTGATGAGCAACTCATTGTCCTCATGAATTAACTCAAGTTCTTGTTTAGACCAACCTGGCACTGCAACCTCTATTCGAAAGTTGCCTGTGTCCACATTCTCTACAATGTTATATCTTGGATATGATGTATCAGTGTTGTGCAACAACCACTCATTATTCATACCAAGCCAAAATTTACTAATATCAATCGTCATATTATTTCTCCTAATTTTCTTTTCAGTAAAACTATGCCCACCCTTTCGGTATGGACGCCATTGTGCAAGAAACCCTTCTTACACTTATGTATATTATACTAAAAGTTCAACCAAAAGTCAACAACTATTTTTTGGTTAGTCATCGAAATCTATCTTGCCCTGTGCTTTCATGTAGTCCAATGTCTTTCCAATTCCTTCCTGATGCCCATACTTGTAGGCAGCGTATGTTCCGATTACCAATATTATTAGGTATGCTATATCTATGTCCATAATTTTTCTCCAATGAATATATTATACTAAAATTCTCACCATAAGTCAAGTAAAAAATTAGGGGTATCTAAAAATAGTTGTTGACACATGGATGAAGATTTGTTATAATAACAGTATGATTTATAAAAGAGGTAAATGGACAACTAAAGAACGACAGACACTCAAAGACCTCTACAATAAAATACCAATAAACGAGTTATCCAGTAGATTATTAAGAAGAACTACTAGCATAACATCACAAGTTAACTATCTTCGAAAAAGAGGATGGGCGTTTCACAGGAGAAAGGATGGATAATATAATTGAATTCCCTAGAATGAAAAAGTCAGAAGAAATAACAGATAAGTTAGCAACTGCACTTATCGCTGCATGCCACGAACAAGGACTGAATACTACAGATCCTGACTTCGTCTTTGATATGGCATGGGTACATAAGTTTCTTCAAGCGACAGTTGACAATCAACATAACATCGCCAATGACCTGTGTCGCCTCACACGAGCACAAGGATTAAATGAGAATTGAATGTAGAACAATACCAGTAGAAAAAGCCATTCGCATACTGAGAAGAAAACTAGATAGGGATGGCAGAAAAGAAAGAATAAAAGAACTCGAGTTCTACGAGAAACCGACAGCAAAGAAGAAAAGAATGAAAGCTGCCGCAGTCAAAAGACAACAAAAGATAACTAGCGAGTATCGTAAATATACTGCAAGACGACCAAGACATGGAAGATATTAAAAGAAAATCGCTATTGTTTTTCGACTTTGCAAGTGAAACTTTGTTTGCTTTATGTGTATACTTCTTACTGGTAGCACACTCCTTTATAGAGTTTTTCGAACAAACTCGTTTTGGAAGAGATACAATTTCTCTTTATAAAAAAGTTCTCTCGAAGAAACTCGATTTCAAGCAAGCATTCAAGAAATAAAATATTTTGATCACAAAATACACCAAATTTATAAACAATTATATTCACCTACGAAAAAAATATCTTGTATTTTTGATAAAGTTGTGGTAAAATATTATTATCTAATTCAAGATAGATACTACGGCAATCATTAATTTATCTCTCTTGCTCATAGCGACCTCAATTTAAAGGATTTCAAACTGAATTCTGGAGGGAAGCGAAGCGAGACTGGAAGAATTCATCTTTGATGTTTCTTTTAACTGGGAGATAGAGCTTACGATATTCCATGCCAATCGTATCACACCAAAGAAAAGTCAACTAACTCATAACGACTTTTCACCAATCCCCAACTTTCAACACTTAACTACACTTTCATACTTTTTTTGTGAAATTATCCCCAATCGCAATTTATTTAAGGTCATTTTATAACTTATACATTTAAGTTGGTATATGGAAAAATTATGTGGGTATAACTACAAGTTTAAGGAAATTATCCCTAGTATGTTATACACCCGCTGTAGCTTTGCTACTGGTTCGTTATACACCCGTTGCAGGTTTGAACCAAAGTGGAGCGACATATCAGAATCGAACTGATATCTACTGGTTGGAAGCCAGTCATAATAGCCTTTATACTAATGTCGCATATGTGGCGGTCTGACGGAGAATCGAACTCCGACTACTAGCGTGACAAGCTAGGGTACTAACCATTATACTACCAAACCAAGTGGTACTCTGTAGGAGAATCGAACTCCTGTTGCATGGATGAAAACCATGTGTCCTAACCACTAGACGAACAGAGCTTTGTTTAGTCCATTTGAATCATTCGTAAGTTTACTACTTGTGTTGTGAAAGTTATATTCTCATCACATAGAGTTACTGCTAGTTGATTCTGTAATTGTGGCTCAGGTTGTGGACTAGATACAACCTCAAAATACTCGCCATGTTCTGCTATAATCTTACGAAGTTTGTCATTTCTAGGAAAAATCTTAGCATATCTTTTATCTCTTATCCCCATTACTCACCTCGCCAAACCAATTGGTAGCCTTCATGACCTTCTTCACCATTACTTTCGTACTCTCTTAGAGTTAATACTAGATTTTTAAGATCTGCTTTTGGCGACTTTTCCAATCCGACTATAGAATCTGCACTTATGTCAAGTATACCAGCTAGTTCTTCTACTAACTCTTTCTTGGTAACGGGGTCTTCGCCTGTCTTTGTTTTGTATACTGTTTTCTTGTATACGCCCTCTCTACTTAACTTTCCAATGATAGATTTTACACTCTTGTTGAGTTCATCTGCCAAAGCATCTACTGTTGATCTGTCAGGCTTCGCCTGATAAGCTTCAACCATATGTTTTACTTGTTCCTCTGTATAGTTTACACTCATACTATTTCCCCTTTTCCTATTGTTGTTAAAAATTCTTCTTGTTCTTTTACTATATCTTCAACTTCGTTAGGTGATAGTAACCATGTTTTTGATAGATTTCTGATAATTGCAGGATGTTCTATATCCTCTGCTAATTGCATTTCATAATCTATATGTAGACATATCTTAGCGCCTTGACTTAACATCTTGTTCCTCCCTGCTCATTTGGTCTACACAATCTTGCGTAGACATTCTACTAGCTAATGTAGTTGATGTCCACCTATCATCTTGAAACTTTTCAAATAGTTGAGCCTCATCATTGTAAGTGGTTGTCCATAGTTTTTTATCGGGCGATGCAACCATCATAATTTGTTTTACGCCCTTACGCCACTTTTCTACTTCTAGTAAAGTTCTTTGTTTTTCTACTAAGTCGCTATACTGCCCCATCATCATCTCCGTCATTTGCAATGATGTACATTAGTACAGCAAAGCCTGTGATAGCGATAACAAATGCCCATACAAATTCATCGTACGTCATAGTCTATCCCCCTCTTTTACGAAGATGCCGTCTACCATTTTACCATTACGATCTTTGATATCGTTGTAAGCAACTGATAAACATTCTTCTAAGTTAGTGCCTTCTCTTTCAGCAATATTAATTAGTATAACAAGACAATCTCCAATGTCATCTTTGACATCTTGTTGTTTACATACGCTGTCGGATAGTTCACCTACTTCTTGTATTAGTTTTAATACTTGGTCTTTACTAGTTGCGCCTTCGATTAAGTTTCTATCGTGATGCCACTGTGAGACCAGTTCAATTAGTATTTCCATTCTTTGCATTTTATCTCCCTAAAGTTTTTAAATCGTTTTCGGTTATATACTGATAACCACCTTTGTTGTAGGTAATACCTACCTGCTTTTTTCGCTTGTGTGCTATAGTTTTTGCACTGCTCTCGCCACAAGATAAGCATAACTTGTAGCCTAGCTCCCACCTTGCTGGTGATACTCTGTTTCCACATCTACACAACATCCGCTAGATCCTGTACTAAGTCTGTAGACTTAATAGTTTTACCACTAGCTAAAGTGACATTCATCCAACGAGGGTTCTTTTTAAGAGGCGTGCCATGCCATTGTTCAGTGTACGCCCCTTCTTCAGAAGTGTCTGGTTGAGTTATTCTTGTTATTACACTACCATTAGTCTTTTGACCAATAAAGTAATGTTTATTTGGTGTTCGTTTCCAATAATTCTTATATGTCATTTTTTTCTCCTTATAAAATATAATACTATGTATTCAGAACTAAATCTTTTAGTTGTTGCAACATACTATTATACTCTGTAGTAAGCGTTACAATTTCCTCATTAAGCGTATCTAACTCACGCATGGTTTCTTGAAGCATTTGTTCTTGACGATCGAGTGCCTCGTTTAACTCGCGTAGTCTTTCTACTCTATTGATATCGTGCCTATTGGGAAATTGTAATATATCTGCCATTAGATTACTGCCTTAGGCTTCCATGTAATTGTATAGCCTCTTCGCACTAATTCATTTCGTGCTTTCATAATTTTCTTAGGTTTAGAACTATAGCCATTTAGATACTCTATAAGTTCTGCACTAGGTGTTTGCTTTAAATAATAATGCGTGTATGTTTTTACAGGGTTGTCTGTACGCATAATTCTCCCTCGTTGGTCGCGTGGTACGACTACTTCACTTTCTTTCCATTTAGCTGGCATTGTTGTTTCTCCTTTTGTTTTTATAGCGTTCGTTAAACTCTGACACTTTCATGTAGAGACCTTTCCCCATATATAGCCATGGGTCTGCTGGTTTCTTATGGACATTATTTACTTGTCCTCTGTGTGATTTATATGCCCAGCTCATGATACAATCCTTACTGTACCCAATGTTGATACTGGCTCATCTTCTTTGACTTCGTACTTAGCAAACTCACCTTTCCAATAGCCGATAGCTTTCCTACGCTGTAATTCTTTGCGTATCATAGCTCCACTACTACCTTGCTCGTCTTCGCGAGAATGTAGGACTAAGTTGTCCATGTTCATAACTTCTAATAATTGCATTTTGTACTCCTGTGTTTGGTTTTGCGTCTGTATTTAGTGCGGTCTCTTTGAACCTTATGTCCGAACAAAGTGTCCCCAGAGAATAACTCTTTGAAAACTCTCGCTACTAAATTTTGTTTTTTGTTCTTTTTCATAATATGAATATTATACAGGAGTTAAGGAATTTTGTCAAGAGATTTTTTTGATTTGGCATCAGAAATTTGATGTGAAGGAAGTGGGGGAATAAAAAACCCCTCGAACCTTGTTGTATGTACATCTCAAAGGCGAGAGGGGGAAAATGTTAATATTGCATCTTTTATATACTTCACTTATCCACTAGAAGTATTGAACTGAGTGGTCTACTGTTGCTCCTATTGGTAACGCAGGAGGGACTAACGTAGCTAACAAAAAATCTGCGTTAAGTAGGCTTATTGCTTGTCTCGAACAGTGAATACTGCTTGAACCTCTACTTCAACCAACCACCATCGCGAACAGGGGTGGCAAATAGGCAGGTGGTATTTACTTCATTCGATTAACCAAAGACTCATCGCTACTTTATGTGCTGGTATTTATTACTCGGCTCGACAGCTCTTCCGAGAGTTTTGCTTACGCAGACTACCTGCGAAGGTCGATTTAAGGCTCTGTTCCTTACTACCTTTTTGTTGATGCTATTGCACTTGTGCTCAATCGTTGAGGGAAGCTTACTGCATGTGGCTTGCTGTGCTCGCCCACGCCTTACTGCCTCGTTTTGCCCGACTCTCTCACCTCGTAAGGTGGCGTGGGACTTAGATTTGATACTATGCTCGCATTTACTTGAGGGGCGTTCCGACTATTCGTCTACTGGTAGCCTAGCACACTGAGTATCAATTAAGAGCGTAGTAGCCGTTCTTATGATAGTTCTACTACTCTGAGGACTTAAATGGTTGTTACAAAGAGTATCTCATCTTACACCTCTGCCTCGACTCTTAAGAGTATGCAGTCGGGTAGCGAGGTTTATTTATTGGCTATTGCTCAATCATTTCTTTTTACCTGTACACGCTGGGGTTTCCCTGCTACATACTATTAAAAGTGTTGTTTTCCTACTTGATCTTTTAGCTGGTGTCTGTGGAAAACGCTACATAAAGTCAGCGTCCAGCGAGCCAATGTTTTCGTGCATTGCTTAATAATCACGAGTTCGTTACGCCTATGGGTTTTCACATTGCAATGCTACTCTGCCTACTTCACGCCTCTCTTTCTCATATTGCAGTAGCCAGAAAGGATACTACTGCTGGGGATTGGGTGATTGATAGTCCAACCACTTACCTACCTCAATCACTCTTGGTAGGTTGCCGACACACATAGGAATGATACCAATTTACGAAATGTCGGGCTTTTATCTTTTTTCGATATAAATATATTATACTGAAAGTGAAACCATTTGTCAAGAGAAATTTTGAATTATTTATCTTAATCTACCTTGACAAAAGGTGGCGATTAGGTCGCCACTCCTTGACAATTTCTTAGCTGATTGTGTCAATCAATCAATCTTTGGAGGTCAGCCTTGCTGGCTTTCACTAGGGAAGGAAGCTCTATGCCGTAGTGTGTCTCGATAGCTTGTAAGAGTTCTGCTTTGCGTACTATTGGCTCACCAGTTTTAGTTGTTCTTGGTTGTGCTTTGTACACGCCTTCTCTTGAAAGCTTGGCTATAACACTTCTTGTGTTCTTGCCTAATTCTTTAGCTAGTGCGTCTACTGTTTCTCTTGTAGGATTAGCTGTGTATGTTGCGACCATTTTAGAGGTCATTTGTTCTGTATAATTAGCTTGTGCCATTATGTTCTCCTGTTTGTTAAATAGTTTGTTGTAAATTTGTTTAATTGTTTTCATTATGATAATATTATATCAACTTTACTTCTGGCTTGTCAATAGGTTGGCTTACATTTCTTAATCTTTTTTCATTCAGTA